TTGGTGTATGCAAACGGGACAAGTGACTACTTTGAAATATATGTTCAACAAACGTCGGGCGGAAGTCTAACGGTCACCGCGGTAAACTCAGTGAACATCACTTGGTTCAACGGTTGTATGGTCAGAGGCGCATAATTGAATAAAATTAAATTAGTTCTAACAACAATTCTATCTTTGCTCTTACAACTCGATTACTAAAACTATTCTTTACACCTTGATGTAACGGTTTAGGCCAACTGTCAAAACTACACCAAGCATATCCCGAGTGCTCATCATTTAATGTAGGGATGAATTCTCTATCAATCATTAATACATAGGTATTGTATTGAAAATTTTGATCATTGCTGGTAAACAATTCCAGTGGAACTATTTTTTTTATTGCGGGAGTTCGACCTACTTCTTCGGCAATTTCTCTGTTGAGTGCTTCAACCACTGTGGCATCTGTTGGTTCTTTCCTACCACCAACCAGTCCCCATGTACCGGCAGTTTTTCCGTGTGTGCGTAACAGCAGTAAAAATCGTCGAGTATCTCTAGCTAAAAATAATCCACCACTACAAATTATCTGTTGATTTTCAATTTCCATATAATTTTACAATATAATACGCCAAAGTTCTTTAGAATATATTCCTTCAATACTCTTACTCCAACTATTATTTTCCCACTTGTATTGTACACCTGTATATGAGTTAGTTATGTAAGTAGCAACAGTGGTTGTTAACAAATTGAATACAATATTCCAATTGGCGCCGTTCCACTCAATGATGTCGTTGGCATATAGTACAGGATCGCTAAGATCAGAATTTTTCCAAGCAACCGGGCCACTGTATCCTGGATCATTGTAGTGGCTATTGACATTTACATTTTCTAATATAAGATATCTTTTACCAACAGCAGGTGTGCCGTTAGTTATAGGATTGAATGTCTCGGGGTTTACAATGGCATCAATTGTTCCTCTACCACTGATATTGGTATTAGGAGGTAATGTATCGGGATCAAAATTTAATGCTAATCTTTTTTCCTCTAACGGGTATATACTGATATATGCTACAATTTCATTGCCATTAGATTTACTCAACCTTATTTGACTAAGTCCTGCTCTAAACTTTCCAGGATATAGATCTAATAAAGTTAACCAACTACCAGTATTAGACAAAGACAAGTCAATGGCAGAGCCTGTCAACGGCGGCGGAACCAAGGTACCTATATTATTCATTACCAATAACTCAAAATCACCAGGAGTTACAACATGGGTGAAAAGATCAGTTCCCAGTGATCCTAGTATTGCGTTATTGTTAAGTTGTAAACTAGGATCAATTCCTCCCTCGGCAGCAAAGGCAGATGTAATAATTTTAGTAATAATGCCCAATTGTTTAACTTTAGCAGGAGGTGTAATCCATACATGAGTTTCAAAATTCATATTTAAAATGTCTATTGCTTGATCTAGTCCTTGAGGAACTTGCCTGCTGGTAAATGTTTGACTTTTAAGTGTAAGAACACTGATGCTGGTCCAGTCTATATAGTTGTCTGTTGTTTGTAGTTCTAAACTTGGATTGAATAAAACTGCCAATTGTTCCCATATTTGTAATTTTTGATCTGTATTGGTAGTCCATATATCCGCAGCAAATGTGGCCAAATATGGAGTAGGCATTATTCTTTCAACGGTGTAATTTAGACCTTGTTGATCTACATATTTTGATGTAACAGGATCAAATAATCTTTCACGCACTTGTACCTTACTGACAAAAGTAGGGTCTTGTCTGCGGGCATCGTCATGCTGTAAATCTTTAATGTAGCAGGCAATAAATGGTGCGCTGGCCAAAACATTTTCGCTATTCTTATTCAATATAGCACCCACCTGACGACTTAAATCACCATAGCGTACTGGCACACGAACCAATTGACCTTTGGCATCCTTATAACTAAAGTTGCTCATAATTCTCATAAATTGTGTCAGGTATCTTTTTACTTGACCGTCATATGCCCAATCCATTATATCTCCTTAGTTGTCAGCTCGTGGTTTGAGCGCTTTGCTCAATGCCTGACGTTCGTTGGTTGTTTTCTCAAATATTTTCCATTGTATAGAAGTACCAGCAGGTGCTGGTAAATCAAATGTAATCAATGCTCGACCGCTTTGATCGCGTGTTACCGTAGATTTATGTTTAATGTCATCAAACAGCACAGTGGCAAACATATTAGTTACATAAGTTACATTGGTCAATATACTTGGAGTTGTGGCAACAGTGTTCAATCTACCAAATGTTAATTCATTAACACCTGTTAGATTTGTATTGTTAATAAAACTTGTAACCAATGTTTGTTTTACATCTCTACCTTGGAACACTCCGGATTCTACATCTTGTGATCCAAAATTATCCAATGTCATACGTACATTATCTTCGTACTTGATCCAATGACGCCCGTCGTATCTAAATAATCTATTGGGTAAAAAATCTGTACGTAGATAAAATTGTCCTGTAACTGGACCACTAGGAAATGTTATACCAAATCCATATGGAGAACCGTTAGGTGGATCACCATCTCCGGATATATAACCAACATAAAAATCTTTGTTGGGAGTTTTTAATACAGTACTGGCATCGAGTACAGGTTCTTCTACACTGGTATCGCTAGAAGTAATACTGGCATCTGCTACATTAATTAATCCGGTATCAGCATTGGTTGGTAATACATACAAATGAGCAGTGTTAAATCCACTGGCAGGAACTTCCAAGTCTGCTTCTGCTATAATTTGATTATTAATTTCAATACTTTTCTTATATGTACTCATCAGATCACGTAGAGTACTGCCGTCTCCGGCACCAGCATCACTATCAAGTATTTCTTTAAATTCTTGGCTATCCACTAACGGAACACATTTAGCACGTAACAAGTGTGGATACCATGTCTGACTAAATCCATTGGTAGGCCTAGTTACATCTTGTACAACATAAAATCTTTTTAATGCTACTATACTATCATCTAAAGCATATTCATCTTTCAAATGAGGTAATTCTAACACATCTCCAGGCATTATTTTTCTAGTTAAAGCATCTACAGTATTGCGCAGATGAAAATGCATTAATAAATTGTCGTTATTTAAAAATAGTCCAAATTGACTGAGATTAAAATCTAAGTCTTGCATGGTATAAATTCCACGCAAAACATAAACGTCAGGATCATAATGCCTATCTCTATTCTCCATAAAGATAAGATCTTGTATGCCCAATTCTGGTATAGGATTGGTATTGTTAGGAAGTCCGGGAGTGGCTTCTCCCTCTGCTGGATCAACAGGCCCAAGGTATCTGTGTACAAAAATATCAACACCACCTACTTGAAATTGTTCCAGTATAGTGCGATCTAGAAAATGAAAATCATTGCCTTTTTCGGGCCGGTATAGAGAAAGTTTGGGCATAGTATGTTATTTATATGGATAAATATATGTATGAATGAAACCCAAAACGCACGAGAAACCATTATAGAATACATCCGGGCCATGTTAGGATCTGGAATGATCGACGTTGAGCTAGATCCCATACACTATAATACCGCTATTGATCGTTCTCTAGCCAAGTATCGTCAACGTAGTAGTAATGCTGTTGAAGAAAGTTATGGGTTTATAGACATACAAGTAGATACAAATGACTACATAATGCCCAAAGAAGTCATTGAAATAAGACAATTATTTCGTCGTAGCATCGGTTCTCGTTCAGGTGGTGGCGATGGTGGGACATTATTTGAACCATTTAACCTAGCATACAGCAATACATATCTACTAGCAAGTACTAATATGGGTGGCCTGGCCACATATTATGCTTTTGCCAGTTATCAAAAGCAAGTGGGTAAAATGTTTGGCACTGATATTAATTTTACATTTAACAAGACCAGCAAACTATTAACCATAATGCAACGCCCTAGAGCACAGGAAGAATTACTAGTTTGGATGTATAATTACCGCCCTGATTTTAGTTTACTATCTGATCCTTATGCCGGGCAGTGGTTAAAAGATTATTCTCTAGCCAACTGTAAGGTAATCTTAGGTGAAGCCCGCGAAAAGTTTGGACAAATTGCCAGTCCACAGGGTAATACTACACTAAACGGAACTGCTTTAAAAACTGAAGGTAAAGCAGAAATGGAAACACTAGAGCTAGATTTAATCAACTACAAAGAAGGCGGCACGCCTCTAACCTGGATCACTGGATAAACGGTAATCAATATATTTGACAGATTAACATAATTGTAATACATTATTAGTATTACTCGGGGATGCTATGATTATTGGTTTTGTGGGTTTGATAGGTAGTGGTAAAGATACCGCTGCTGACTATTTGGTTAATTTTCACGAATTTAGAAGAGACAGTTTCGCCGGCACATTGAAAGATGCCGTAGCAGCCGTGTTTGGATGGGATCGCACACTGCTCGAAGGACGTA